GAGCGGCGTCATGGCTATCTTTGAGTGTGGCGTATACGGTGCGGTAACTTTCGAAGCCTATAACCTTATTCAGAGTGGGGACATTCTGTATTTTATGTTACTAGCAATACCACTATGGCTCGGCGGATCGCTGGGTTCAATTCTATCAATGACAATTCACATGAGGATGCGAGATGGACGTAGATAACATACTAGACCAACGTGGGAAGCGGTACGGTACTTTCTTTACGCAGGGTCTAATCACACAAGATCTTAAACGTATGATACGCCGCTATGCGAACCAAGTAGGTACTGAAATGGCACCCGATCAATGGGAAGCGTTGGACATGATCTGTTCTAAGATCTCTCGGATTATCAACGGTGACCCAGACTACGACGATTCGTGGGTAGATATCGCAGGGTACGCTCAGTTGATCGTGAACCGACTGCGGGAGGAGCAAGAAGACCAATTTGATACCGATTACGCGAGGAAAAACTTCAACATAGAGGAGCAGATGCGTGAAGCCGCAAATTATAACGAGTAAGGATAACCCTAAACTTCTTTCAGCGACGTGTACGTTGGAGTGGTACGAACACTTAGCGAAGCAGTACGCCGAAAGTGGTAGGGCATTACAAGCAGGTATGTGGGCGGCGAAGGCTAAGAACATGCGCACTGCTGAGATCAAAGACACGGACTATGTGTACGACGACACGTTACTGAGAGAGATCAACGGGGGTAAAAATGGAGAAGACAACCGAGCTTGAACACTGCCCACACTGTGGGCACAAGCTAGAAGTGATGGAGTTCCTGTGGTGCGGATATTGTGGGGATGTGACTGAGTTAGACGAATTTATAGAACAGAAAGAGCGGGAGGAGAACGATGGATCTGATAACGATAGACTTCGAGACATACTATGATAAGGAGTTTTCACTAAGTAAAATGACAACCGAGGAGTACGTACGTGACCCACGGTTTGAAGTCATAGGCGTAGGAATAAAGGTAAACAATGGCGACACTGAATGGGCAAGTGGGGCACACCATGAAATCAAAGATTATTTGGATACGTTTAATTGGGCTAACTCTATGGTACTCGCTCACAACACTATGTTTGACGGTGCTATTCTTAGTTGGTTGTTTGATGTTCGCCCTCGTGTCTGGGCTGATACACTTTGTATCGCTCGTGCTAAGCATGGCGTCAATGCTGGTGGATCACTTAAAGCCTTGGCTACTAAGTATGGAATTGGGGAGAAAGGTGACGAGGTGGTTAACGCGCTAGGCAAACGGCGTGCGGACTTCTCGGAATACGAACTCGATAAATACGGAGACTACTGCGTCAACGACGTCGAGCTAACTTATAAGCTGTTTAAGATCATGGGCAAGGGGTTCCCTACCAAAGAACTTAAGTTGGTCGACCTGACTCTGCGTATGTTCATCGACCCAGTTTTAGAGCTAGATCAAGACTTACTAGAAACACATTTACATGATGTGAAAGAAAGAAAAGCCCGGTTGCTCGAATCTGTTGGTACGTCACGTAAAGAACTTATGAGTAACAATAAGTTCGCGGAACTTTTACGCGAGTTAGGAGTCACGCCACCGACTAAGATCAGCAAGACCACAGGCAAAGAAACGTACGCACTTGCCAAGACCGATGAGGCGTTCACTGCGTTACTCGAACACGAAGACGATAGGGTGCAAGCACTGGCGACTGCAAGACTGGGTACCAAGAGCACGCTCGAAGAAACACGCACGCAACGGTTCATTGACATATCTAACCGAGGGTTACTGCCCGTACCTGTACGGTACTATGCCGCGCATACTGGACGATGGGGTGGCGACGATAAAATCAATCTGCAAAACCTACCCAGTCGTGGACCGAACGGTAAGATGTTAAAGCGTAGTATCGTAGCGCCAGAAGGTTATGTGCTAGTTGACTGTGACTCATCGCAGATTGAAGCACGTGTGCTTGCATGGATAGCAGGACAAGACGACTTAGTGGAAGCGTTCCAAGAAGGTAGAGATGTGTACAAGAAGATGGCATCAGCTATCTACAATGTGCCTGAAGACAAGGTAACTAAAGACCAACGCTTCGTAGGTAAGACTACTATCTTAGGTTGTGGCTATGGTATGGGCGCACTGCGTTTCCAAGATCAGTTGAAGTCGTTCGGGTTTGACATCGAGATTGAAGAAGCTAGACGCATCATAGATATTTACCGTAAGACCAACCATAAGATCAGTCAGTTTTGGAAGAACGCACAGCAGACCCTAATCAACATGACGCAGAAAAGGTCGTTTGATTTAGGTAAGTCATTAGAAGTTGTGCCAAATAAGTTTGGTATAAAGTTACCGTCAGGGCTGTTGATGTGCTACGAGGATTTGCAGTTCGAGCAGAACGAGAAAGGACTGCAGTTTGACTACAAGACTCGCCGAGGCCGAGTAAAGATCTACGGTGGAAAGGTAACAGAAAACGTATGTCAGGGTATCGCCAGATGTATAATTGGTGAGCAGATGTTACTGATTGCTAAGAAGTACAGAGTAGTTTTGACTGTGCACGATTCTGTTGTATGCTGTGTACCAGAAGATGAAGTTGTAGTAGCGCAGGGGTACATTGAGCAGTGTATGCGGACAGTGCCTAGCTGGGCTGAAGGTATGCCTATCGACTGCGAGTCAGGTGTAGGGAAGTCTTATGGGGATTGTGAATGAGTGTTAGTCCTTGGTCGTTTAGTAGGATAAAGGCGTTTGAACAATGCCCTAAGAAGTTCTATCACCTCAAAGTGGTTAAGGACTATAGCGAGCCTGAAACAGAAGCAATGTATTACGGCACGCTCGCACACGAAGCGGCAGAGAAGTTTATACGAGACGGCGAGCCACTACCTGAACCGTTCAAGTACATGGAAGATGTTTTGGTAGTGCTCGCTGACATGCAGGGCGAAAAGCTGTGCGAGTATGAGATGGGACTCACTGAGAACCTAGAACCCTGCGGATTCAAAGACGAGAACGTATGGTTTCGTGGCATCGCTGACTTAGTTATCTTAGATCGAGAGAACAAGCGTGCTAAAGTCGTTGACTACAAGACGGGTAAGAGCGCAAAGTATGCGGACAAAGGACAGCTAGAACTTATGGCGTTGGCCTTGTTCAAACACTTTCCTGAAATAGAAGTAGTAAAAGCAGGTCTGTTATTTACTGTAGCAAACAAGTTTATTACAGACACATACTATAAAGAACATGAGCAGAAGCTGTGGCGTAAGTGGTTGTCCGACTACGGACAGATGGAAGCGGCGTTTAAGAATGATGTATGGAACGCGCACCCAAGTGGTTTATGTCGCCGTCACTGCGTAGTTACTGAATGCCCACATAACGGGAGAAACTAATGCCGTACGTAAACAAACCAAGACCGTACAAGAAAGAGTACCAACAACAGAAAGAACGTGGTGAGCACGAGAACCGTATGGAACGGCAACGTGCTAGACGTGCTATGGACAAGACAGGTAAAGATGCCAACAAGAACGGCAAAGCTGACAAGCGCGAAGGTAAAGACGTAGCGCACAAACGAGCGTTAGCTAAAGGCGGTAGTAACAAAGACGGGGTATCCGTGCAGAGCCGCAAAAGAAACAGAGCCGCTGGTGGAGCGATGAGCAAACCACCACGTAGAAAGAAGTAAAGACGTCCCCACGTCATGTGCTGGTTAGATGCACATTAAATAATCTAGCAAGCTCAGGGTCGCTAACTCCAAGTCCTATGAAGCCGACCTAGCCCCATCGGTGAGCGAAGCGGGGCCACATAAATTATTAACGCAGACACCGGGTTTGCGCGATTTGTTATGCTCAGGAGAACATGTTTTGGAAATCATAGACAACAAAGCGTTGGTGCTGCGCTTACGGCATCCACAAAAAGTAACGACAGTAATTCCAAAAAGCAAAGAACTAGATAACAACAAAGTGGTCGTCCACTGGGGGCTAGATGAAGTGCAAGTACTACGTAATTTGAATATAAAAGCGCCGTCACCTATAACAGAACGTTATGAATGGACAGGCAAACACAAACCGTTTGAGCACCAGAAGGACACAGCCGCGTTCCTGACATTGCACCAAAAGGCATTCTGTTTTAACGAACAGGGTACAGGCAAGACAGCCAGTGCGATATGGGCGGCAGACTTCTTGATGAAGCAAGGACGAATCAGACGAGCGTTGGTTATCTGCCCTCTATCTATTATGGATTCTGCATGGCGTAACGACTTGTTTACGTTTGCTATGCACCGTTCGGTTTCGGTTGCGTATGGCTCTGCTAAAAAACGCGCTGAGATAATACAGTCTGGAAGTGACTTCGTGATAATAAATTATGACGGCGTGAAGATCGTACAAGATGTCATAGCGAACGGTGGCTTTGATCTAATTATTGTGGACGAAGCTACGCACTACAAAAATCCGCAGACAGATCGTTGGAAGACACTTAGCTCACTACTCAAACCTGACACATGGCTATGGATGATGACGGGTACACCTGCCGCACAGAGTCCGCTCGATGCTTATGGCTTGGCTAAACTTGTTAACCCGAAAGCGGTACCACGGTTCTTTAGTGCGTTCCGAGATCAAGTCATGTTTAAAGTCACACAGTTTAGGTGGTTGCCGAAAGAGACCGCGACCGAGACAGTCTACAACGCGTTGCAACCAGCCATTCGGTTTACAAAAGATCAGTGCCTAGACTTACCAGAGATGACTTATGTAAAACGTGAAGTAGAGATGACTCGCCAGCAGAAGAAATACTACGAAGAATTGCGCAAGCGTATGGCAATCACAGCGGCAGAAGAACAGATCACGTCAGCGAACGCGGCGGTCAACATGAACAAACTTCTGCAGTTGTCTTCGGGTGCACTCTACACCGATAACGGAGAGGCAATAGAATTTGATATCAAGCACCGATACAAAGTCTTGAAAGAAGTTATCGACGAGACAAGCAACAAGGCGCTTATCTTTGTCCCGTTCAAACACGT